GTGACCCGTGAGGCTGTATATTGCGGTGTGTTTGACTGGCTGCACGAACGTGTCGGGGGTGATGTCATAACGTGGAGCCGCAGGCTGAAGCATTGGAATGACGTACCGACTATTCAGCAGCCCGCCGTATTCCTGACGCAGAACGGTGAACAGCTTGATCACCTGCGTGCGGTCTGGACGCTCCACATGGAACTGTACGTCTACGTGTCCGTTGGCGGCGACGAGAATGCGGTCACAGCAACGCCCATGAATCATATCCTGGATAAGATTACGGCTGCGCTACGGCCACGCCGAGAACTCGGCGAGATGGAGCAGACACTTGACGGACTGGTAATGGATTGCCGGATTGATGGGAAGATTGAAACCGACGAGGGCGCACTTGGCGCTCAGTCGGTTGCGATTGTCCCAATTACGGTACTGATAGCAGATTAGGAGGCAGATAAAATGAGTCAGTTTATATTTGGCGCGGGCATGATGATTGCGATTCCGAAGAAACCGACACCGACCCCGCGCGTCCTTGGGACGATGCAGGAGGTAAGCGTCGAATTTTCGGGCTCGACGAAGGAGCTGTTCGGTCAGCACCAGTTCGCGGAAGCCGTTGCGCGCGGTCAGCAGAAGATCGCGTGTAAGGCGAAATATGCGGGCATCAACATGAACGTATACAACGAAACCTATTTCAATGAAAATGTTCTGCAAGGGCAGAACCTCGCCATCTTCAATAAGGAGTTCGCGGTCGATAAGACTGCGTTTACTGTGACGCCGACACTGGAAGCGAATACGACATTCCTTGAAAATCTTGGCGTGTTGGATAACGCGGGCAAGACACTCACGCGTGTGGATGGCGCACCGAACGAGGGCGAATACAAGCTCGACGAGAAGACGGGGATGTATACGTTCCACGCCTCGCTCAAGGAGAAGCCCGTCTTCATTTCTTATCTCTATCACGACAAGAAGAACGGAAGCCGCATCATCATCAATAATCAGTTGATGGGTGAAGCACCGACGTTCAAGACAATCTTAAACGCGCGGTTCAACGGAAAGCAGACAACACTGATCCTTAATTCGTGCACGTCCTCGAAACTCTCACTCATCTCGACGAAACTCGAAGACTTCTCCATCCCTGAATTTGACTTTGCGGCGATGGCAGACGATACGAATCGCGTCGGCGAGCTGAGCATGTTGGAGTAAGAAGGAGCAGAGATATGAGTAAACAGGCTTTTTATGAGGGTATCGAGATTACAGTTCGCGGGGAGAAATACATCTTCCCCGGACTCAGTCTCGCACAGCTTGAGGAGAACATGCAGGAGATCGAGGAGATTCAGAACCTCACTGACGAAGACGGTCTGAAGATGATCGGCAAAATCTCTCGTTTCCTCTACCTTGCTTTTAGCCGGAATTATCCGGAGATTACAGAGGCGGAGTTCAAGAATATGATTGATCTTCGTATGGCCGTACAGCTCTTTAAGCAGATTCTCTCGGAAAGTGGCTTTGAGCAGGGTGCCCCCGGCTCGGGGGAAACGGTGCCCGCAGCGATCGCATAGATTTTCAGGCGATCTATGCCGAGATTGCTTGTGCAACAGGATGGACGATCGACCATATACGGCACAGCCTGACGCTCAAACGCTACAATGCACTTAAAAACGTATGGAGGAAATCGCCGCCCGCGCATGTGTGTCTGGCGGCGATTTGCGAATATCTCGGCATGCAGCTGACAACCAGCGAGCCGCAGCGCACGGCGGGCACGAAGCAAACGGAAATATACTACGATGAAAGCTATTATGATGTGGATGTACAGCCTGATGCGGCATCTGCACTCCAACAGAGTTTCGATCTTGCGATAGGGAGGTGAAGATATGGCAGCGGGTGATCAAATTGATGTAAAGATTACAGCGTCCCCGGATGCCTTTGTATCCGGCATCAATACCGCGCAGCAAGCACTGAACAGCAGCACCGCTGCAATGAAATCAAGTGCAGCCGGTATGGCACAGCAGATGCGCGACGCAATGCAGAATGTACAGCAGAATGCGCGCAGTGGGATGAATGGCGTAAGATCGTCAATCGCGAATGCGATGAACAGCGTCAGGTCATCCGTCGCCTCCATGAAGAATACAATCGGCGCAGCGGGCATTGCAATCGTCGGTGTCTTTGGCACGTCTACGCATGCCGCGATTGAGTACCAAAAGGCACTCGCGGGGCTCTCTCGCACCAGCGGCATGAGCATTGCGGCATCCTCTGAACTTGCCTTTGCGGCGAGTCAGGTCGGTATGAGTACGGCCGATCTCACGAAGAACATTGGATTCCTTTCCCGGTCGCTGGCAAATCTGGAGCGCGATACGGACAATGCCGGGAATATCTTTAATCGTTTCGGCATCAGTGTCCACGATGCCAATGGGAAACTGCTGCCGACGAACGAGATCATCGGTGCGGTTGCCGATCGGTTCAAGGCGATGCCGGACGGCGTTGAAAAAACAGCACTTGCCATGAGCGTATTCGGACGTGAAGGGCGTGCAATGATCCCGCTGCTCAATCAAGGGAGCGCGGGACTTGAGAAGATGGGCGCAAAGGCGAAGTCCCTCGGGCTCGTGTTCGAAAATGTCTCTGCGCTGAAAACCTATGTTGCCGCACAGCGTCAATGGGATGCTACGCTTAAATCCCTGCAAATCCAGATTGGCAACAGTGTCCTCCCCGCTTTAACCGCCTTTTCAAAGGCGATTACAGGCCTTTTACAGGCCTTTAATCGCATTGACCCCGACACACGAAATGCGATTATCACGGTGACCAGTCTTACGGCTGCTGTTGCAGCATTAACACTCGGGTGGGGCGCAGCCGCAGCAGCGATTGCAGCCTTCGGCGGGCCGTTTGCGCGCGTTGGCGTGATGATGGGCTCTATGCCCAATGTCATTGGTGCATGTGTGAATGGCATCAAGACCTTTGTCGTTGGACTCGCAGCAGGAACGATCAGCCTTGGAAAGTATGTGCTCTCGGGCGGGCTCTTTGCGACCGTCCACGGGAAGATGACGGCGGCAATGGCGACGGCACGTGCAGGCCTTATTGCGACGCGGAGCACGGTCGCTGCGGCGTCTCTGGCGTTTCAAGTCGGCGGTGTGCGCGCGATCCTCTCCTACTGCTCCTCTCTTGTCACGATGCGATCGGTACTCGCGGCTGGTCGTGTAGCACTCCTCGCTTTTTACGCAACAGCGACCGTCGGCATCGCCGTTGTTGTCGCACTCGCAGCGGTCTGGGCAAGCGGATTCACGGATATTCGCGAAACCACGGCCGGGACTTGCGATGGACTGATCTACGGCCTTAACAATTTTGCAGATGGTGTTGGTGAGATTTGTTCGGGCATCGGACAGATATTTACGAGTCTTGCCCTCACGATTGGGAATGCCCTTGTCGGTGATTTCTCCGGAGCGATGGAGGCTGCAAAAGGGATGCTCTCGGGCATCAAGGATATTGGAGCCGGATTCTTCGACGGTATCAAGGGGCTTGGGCAGGCCGTGTACGGCATTGCATCTGACCCGGCAGGGGCACTGACCTTTGCAAAAAATGCAGGTGGCTCTCTCTGGTCTGGACTCAAGAGCATGCTGGGGTTCGGCGGCGAGGATATACCGCTTGACACCGATGCGGATGCGGGCAACTTTAGCCCGCTGGGTAGCGGTGAAAAAGGCGCCTCCGGTAGTGAGGCGGCAAGCGCTTATGAGACAGCAAAGAAACTCTATGAGCAACAGCTCCAGCTTGCAGAGTACACTGCTGAGGAGAAAGAGGCACTCTATAAGCGGTACCTTGAAAACGTCGCAAAGTCCGAGCAGGAGGCGATGGACTATAAAATCGGTCTGTATGCCCTTGATAAAGAAGTCTTTGTTGAACGACTCAAAGAGCGTGAGGTCGATCTTGAGAATGCGCACATTCGCGGTAAAATCAGCGAACAGTCTTATCAGTCCGACCTTGCCGGAATCAAGCGTGCAAGCCTTGATGCAGAGGTAGAGTTCCGCGCCCGTGCTGTTATGGAGGCTGTGCGCCTTACGGACGAGGAAAAAGAAAAACAGCTCGCTGCCTACAAAGAGAAGATCGAAGCAACAAGCTGGTATAAGTCGGCACTGAGGGAAGTCCTCAACGCTGAGAAGAAACTCGCGGACTATGAGCTCACGATACAGAATAAAATTCTTGAGTATCAGCGGACGCGTGCTCTTGATTCGATTTCACTTGAGGAAAAACGCCTTGAAGGGCTCTACAATGCGGGCGCAATCACACAGGAAACGCTACTTGCAAAGCAGAGCGCGTTCGAGGAACGGCGCTACAATATCCAACGTGAGGCAGCGAAAAAGGAACTCTCAGACAACGCAATCGACATCGGCAAGATGACCGCTGCCTATGAGGCATACGCCTCGGCGCGCACGGAACTCGACAAAGAGATCCATTTCAACGAAATGCTCCTCAGCTCCAAAAATGAGGAAGCGACGATTGCAGCACTGAAATCCCTCGAGGAGCTCTATACGCAGCATGCCGAAAAGCTCCTCGACATCCAGCAGAAACAGCGGGACAAGGAGCTCGGTATTATCAAGGGTGTGCGTGACACGCTTGCCGATGAAATGTCCGCAATCATGCAGGATGTCGCGAAAGGGTCGAAAAGTGTACTTGAGGGCATCCGCTCGCTGATCTCCTCGACCCTCTCCAGTATCCTTAAACAGATCACAAATCAGATTTCCGGGAATATCGTGCAAAAGGCATTTTCTCGCCTGCTCCAGCCGAAGAATCGACCGGATATGACCGTTGTCGCAGCAGAACAGGCGACACAGACGGCACGCACAGCGGCAGCGCAGGCTGGTGCGATGCAGCGCGCAATGGTCGAGCAGACCAGCGGGCAGATGCAAATCGCTGCAACGACAGAGAAAGCGACTACGCAAATTGCGACGGAAACGGCAAAAGATGAAACGATTGTCGCGTCCTCGGCGGCAGCGGGTCAGGCATCCGTCGCATCAATACAGGCAAGCATCACGGCGATGCTCCAGATGCTCCCGATTATGCTTGTGCTCTCGGCTCTGACGGGGCTCTTTGGCGGCGGTAAGTCCTCTAAAACAGAGAGTACGGGGCCGGGCATCAATCTCGGGCGTAATCCCGACAGCTACTACAAGACACCGCGCCTTACAGGAATACCGTCGTTTGACGTCGGCTCTTGGCGGCTGCCGGCAGATACGCTCGCAATGGTGCATAAGGACGAGATGATTGTCCCCGCCTCCGGCGGGCAGGCGGACGGCGTGCGCAGCCTCCTCTCCGGTGGTGGATCGCAGAAAGCCCCGCAGATTAATCTGACTTACAGTGCTGTACACACGGGGCGCACAGATGCAGATGTCCGACGTGAGATGCGCGAAAATGCAAAGTATATGGTTAAGGTGCTCAATACAGAGTACCGGAAGTTTAATCGAGGCAGTCTGAAGGGGTGATGCTTGTGGCGAATGCAATATTTCCGGAACTGCGCGGGCTCTCGTGGGATGTGACGAAAATGCCGGAGTTCTTCACACTCGCGAAAGTCAGCCCATCCGGCGTCGACATTGCCGCATCCCTCTCCGCCTATCCGCGCTGGCATTTCTCTCTTTCCTATGAGGTGCTAAGAGCTGGCGCCGAGGGCGAGCTTGAAACGCTCCTCGGATTCTTCCTCTCCTGCCGTGGGAATGCGGTCGATTTCCTTTATCGCGATCCGACGGATCATATTGCTGAGCGTCAAGTATTCGGCGTCGGCGATGGAAAGACTGTGGCCTTCCAGCTCTGTCGTGCGGTCGGCGACTACGTTGAGCCTGTCTATGATACCGCAAACGAGGTTATCTATGTCGGGGATGTACAAAAAGAGAGCGGCTATACGATAAAAGAAGGTACAGTCTCATTCACGGCACCGCCCGCTGCGGGAAAACGCCTCGCGTGGTCAGGTAATTTTTACTACCGCTGCCGTTTCAAAGAGTCTTCAATCGAATTTCAAAACTTCGCATTCAAGCTCTGGTCAGCGAAGACGGTCGAGTTCGTTACATCAAGGAAGGTATTTGCGCCATGAAACAAGCAAGCGAACGCCTCAAACGGCTGCTGATCGAATCACAGACATTCTACGTTGCTGATCTCTATAAAATCACGCTGACAGATGGAACGGTACTGCGCTATACATCGGCAGACATTGTGCTCACGGTTGGCGATGACTGCTATACACCACTTGCGATCGAGCGCGACGGAACAACGCAGACCAATGATATGAGCGTGGACGAGATGCACCTGACAATCACGGTCGAGCCGTCTGCTCGCCTTGACCATGAGGCGACGATCATGCAGGCGATCGCCGCAGGTCGTTTCGCAGATGCAGAACTTGAGTTGCATCGCCTCTTTTCCCCGGAGCCGTTCACAATGTTTTCGGGGCGCATTGATGCAGATTATGCGCTGCTCTGGTGGCTCGGAAGGCTCAATATCGAGCGTGCAGGCGGTATAATGATCGAGGCGACCGTCGCATCGATGACAGAACTCCTTAACGTCAAATTCCCAACGCACCTCTATTATCCTCCATGTATCTATACGCTTGGAGACACGAGCTGTGGCGTCGATCTGGATGCGTTTCGGCAGCAAGGCACGGCGACAGGCGGTACGCGCAGTGCAATTCAGTCGGGCCTCTCCCTCGATAACGGCTATCTCGCACAGGGGAGCATTACTTTTACGTCCGGACGTAATACCGGCGTAACTCGTACGATCCGCAGCAATGAGAGCGGCACGATCACGGTCGTTTTACCGTTTTACTATCCTCCTGCTGCGGGAGACACGTTTTATGTCTTACCGGCCTGTGATAAGAGCATGCACTGCTGCAAGGCTCGCTTTTCCAATCTTGCCCGTTTTCGTGGTTATCCGTTTATCCCGGTGCCCGAGACGGCATATTGAGGAGGTTTGGAGATGGATGCGAAAGAGCGGCGCGAACGAGAGTGGCTCGTTGCTGAGGCTCTGACGTGGCTCGGAACGCCGTATCATCACGCGGGGCGCGTGAAGGGCGGCGGCACGGACTGCGGCATGCTGATCTTACAGGCGTTTATCAATGTTGGATTGATTGCAGATACCGAAGTCGGATACTATCCGATGGACTGGCACCTGCATCGCAGCGCAGAACGCTATCTCAGATGGGTGACGCGATATTGCAAAAAAGTGGAACGCGATACGCCGCTCCCGGGGGATGTCATCGTCTATCGTTATGGGCGTTGTATCAGTCATGGTGCACTTGTTGTCGCGTGGCCACAGATCATCCACGCATATCTTGGCCTCGGCGTTGTCCTTGCTGATGGGGATGACAGGGGTATGCAGAAAAGGCAAAGCGGAATTTATAGCTACTGGGGGTAAATCAGATGGGCGGAATATTCGGGGGCGGCGGGACAGTCAGCACGGCAGACACGCGCATCGGCAGTCTTGCAATCTCGCAGAGCACCTACGGCATTGCGATCCCCGTAGTATTCGGGACAGCGCGTGTTGCCGGCAACATGATTGACTACATCGACTTTACGGCGATCCCCCACACGACCACGACGCGAAGCGGAGGCAAGGGCGGCGGCGGTGTCACCTCGTCTCATACGACTTACACCTATGAGGTCGCTGCAATCTTTGCGCTCTGCGAGGGCGAGGTGCAAGGCGTTAAGCGTGTCTGGAAGAACAAAGAGGTTCACGGGAGCCCCGCTGCGCTGCGGATGTCTGTTTATACGGGGGCGCCTGATCAAGCCCCGTGGGCGTGGATGGCTGGAGCGCATCCTGATCGCGCAATCAGTTATCCGCAGACATGCTACGTCGCAAGCCCGAACCTTGAGCTCTCTAATTCGGCGACAGTCCCGTCTTTTAACTACGAGGTCGCAGGGCGCGACCTCGCTCCGGGGAAGCAAGATGCCGCGCCGATTTCCATTATTCGAGGCATCCTCTCTGATGTGCAGATTGGTGTCGGTTTTCCGGCAAAATATCTTGCAGATACAGCGCAGTTCGAGGATTACTGTATTGTCAACGGTGTATATTTTTCGCCGGCCTATGACAGTCAGAAGGAGGCGCACGAACTCATTGCCGCACTCCTTGAGGCGGCGAATGCTGCGCCTGTATGGTCGCAGGGGAAACTCAAGATTGTGCCCTATGGTCTCGCAGAGCAGACAGCAAACGGCGCAACCTACATCCCCCCGAAAGCGCCGCTCTACGACATCACACACGATGATCTCGTCTACACTGAGGGCGAGACGCCGATCACGATCAAACCGAACCTCACGACCGATCGCTACAACGTGCAACCTGTCGAGATACTCAACCGTAAGAATGATTACAACGTCGAGCCGATTAAGGCGACGGACGATGCAGACATCAGTCAGCGCGGCATCCGCACGGCCGACAGTATCGAGATGCACTTTATCACGGAGCCGGATGTTGCGACGTTCGCGGCACAGGCGATTCTTCAGCGCAAGCTGTACATCGCTGCGCAGTATGAATTTACACTTTCGTGGCGACACTGTCTCCTTGATCCGATGGATGTTGTGACGCTTACCGACGAAATTCTAGGGCTTGACCGTCATCCCGTGCGCATCCTTACGATCGAGGAGGATGAGGAACTCAACCTTAAAATCACCGCAGAGGATTGCCCGGACGGTATCAACAGCCCGACGGTCTACACAACACAGGCGGCGCAGCGACCGAAGATGGATTATAACTCTGCCCCCCCTGACATTAACCCGCCTGTTCTGTTTGAGCCTCCGGCGCAAGTTGCGGAGGCAATGACGATCTGCATGGCTGCGTCCGGAAAAAAGAATACGTGGAGCGGCGCAAATATCTGGGCAAGCTATGACGGAAACACCTACAAGCGTATCGGTACGATCGAGCAGCCTGCACGGCACGGGTTTTTACTGGAGCCGCTCCGGCACGGATATAGTCGCGATACCAATAACACGCTTGTGGTTGATGTATCAATGAGCAGCGCAGAGCTTCTGACCGCGACAGAGGAGGACGCGGACAATCATAATACTCTGTGCTGGGTCGATGGCGAGCTGATTGCCTACCAAAATGCAGAACTAATTGCCCCTTATCAATATAAGTTGACTAACCTGCGCCGCGGCGTATACGGAACAGAGATCAAGGCACATCCAATCGACAGTAAGTTTGTCCGTGTTGATGATGCGGTTGTGCGGTACAAATACCGCGCAGAAGATATTGGGAAACGTTTCTATCTCAAATTCACGTCATTTAACATCTTCGGCAATGCGGAACAGAGCCTTGCGGACGTTGAGCCATATATTTTTACCATTCGCGGGGCAGATGCGATTGAGCAGCCGGAATTTACCGTTGTACAAAACGGAGAGAGTTTGACCGCGACGCTTGCAATGAGCATCAATAGCACGAGCAACATCTATTATAAATACGAACTTCGATACGGATCAAACTGGGAGACCGGGACGCTTGTCGATCGCTTTGCAAGTAATATCTACACATTTCGCGCACCGGGCGAAGGTACACTTACTTTTTGGCTCAAGGCGATCGACGGGCGCGGAAATTACTCAAAAAAGGCCGGCCGCGCGATCGTGAGTGTTGTCGACTTGCCGCGCAAGAATATCCTGTATGAGCGAAAGGTAGATTTGTCAGAATGTGAAAAGCAACATCTGTGGCGTGCGTCTGACGGGCGATATTGGATCGAGGAGATACAAAGGCTCGGCGAGTATGCGCGGTTCTCGGACATCTTTGGCGGCACTGTTTTTGTCTACGGAGATGCGGAAATCCTACTTCCTGTGATTGACCTTGGCGAGAACATCATTGATTCTTCCTGTTATTATGTGCGGGCTGATGGGACGATCCACATCCTAAGCGTCGAAAAACTAGCTGATTTTACGCACTTTGCGGATATTTTCGGCGTACACCTGACACCGATGCAGCCGGAATATGCGAAACAACTCTTTAGCGGTGTTGTTGTGGACTATGAGACCCGAGGCACAGGATATGTAGAAATACGATACCGCACGAGCCTTGACAATGTGATATACGGAACATGGAAAAATATATCAGAGGCTCAATTTACGGGGCGTTACGTCGAAATTGCAGTCTTGCCGCGCAGTGTCGACGGCATTGGCACGGTTGGTGTCCGCAGTGTAAGCGTCACGATTGATGTTCCGGATATTGAGGAGATTATCGAGAAGATCCCTCTAAAACCGGAACGCAAACGCATCCGATACAAGCGGAAGTTTGCAGAAGTCCGATCGGTGGCGCTGTACACGCAGGACGAGAATGGACAGCAAGCAATCAGCAATATTATTGAGCAAACTAACGAATATGTTGATATGTGCATCTTGAATGCAGAGGGTAATATGATTTCTGGCCTGCTACAAAAGGCGGTTATTAGGGGGTACTAGACATGGCGAAACTAACACAAGAAACGAAACCGGGCCCTGCGATCGAAATGATCAACGAGCATGACCACAGCGACGGAGTCGGCAAGCAAATTCCTACCGATGGCATTGAAGATGGAGCGGTTACGACGAAGAAGATGGCGCTTAAATCCGTGACCAGTAAGGTCATTGCTGATGGCGCTGTCGGAACGGCGCAGCTTGATAGCAGTCTCGCAAAAAGCCTTGAACAGAATATCACGGCCGGAGTGAATGCGCCCGCATACTATGAGCGGGATGTTCCGTTTTATTTTTACAATAAGACAGTTATCGCGACACCTAATCGTCTATGGCTGAACATTGGGAAACGCGGATTCTTGCTCGAAGAACAGAAAATGCTTGATATATCGCTTGATTCTGCATTTGACAGCAAGGCGACAAAATGGCAGCCGGAGCATGATTACGCGCGTGATGATGTTGTATATCCGAGTGAGACGAAGACAGGCTATTATTATCGTTGTGTGACGAGCGGCAAAAGCTCGTCCTTGCAGCCGGAATTCCCTAAAACATTAGGGCAAAGCTATAACGACGGCAATGTAGTTTGGATTTGCGAGCATGATTTCACTGTTGCTGAAAATCGCGGTGGGCTTGATTTTTACATTTACGCATGTCAGCCGACAGAGGGCGTTGCTCCCGTGTTGATGGTATCGGCGAATTCCACTGTGCCGCTGCGGTACACATCTGAAAACAGCCGCAAAGTCGGAGGATTCCACTGCGAATGCGCGGATGTTGAGACGCCGACACCTGATCACTGGATGCGCGGATGGAAGAAAGGCGAGATCATTCCGTTTGCTGTGTGGGACTTGAAACACCGCCCGAGTGGAGCTCCAGAAGGGATGACATGGATACCGGGGCACGGCTGGATCGGGATATATTTCCTCTCAAACTCCGGGACAGAGACCGATCGTAAACTTGTAACGAAGTTCGAGGGGGTGATCGCTGATGGTTCCAGCACTCCAAAATGGAATGATTTTGATTTTATTGAAACCCTCATGAAACAGTCACAAAGTCTTCCTATAAATGATACTCTTACAGTAGGAGGCCTTGGCACACCAACTGGTGTAGGGATAAAAGGAGGACTTGATCCTGTAACAACTGGTGGGCATGTCAATACAATTGGAACACGAATTGTTTCGTATTTTGGCATGGAAGATGGGTCGGGGGTCATGTGGACATGGGCGAGGGACTTTTTTAGTAGCAATAACCAATATTACCATACACTTGTCTCGTGTACGTGGGAAGGAGGAAGCGTTTGTTCCCCATATTTTATCTCTGGTATTCCTATTGGAACCTATCGTTATGATCTTGCAGCACGCGCCTTTGCCGAAGATTATAATGGGAATTTCGAGGTTTTAGATATTATCAAAGAACGTCTCACGTCTATACATGGGGGACGACTTTAAGAAAGAAGTGATCTTAAAATGAGAAATATGCCCAATCATCTAAACTCAAAGTTCGACTATGAATATATCCGTGAGTATGCTGATGAGACTGTATGGCGCCCAGTATGGGAAGCCTTATTGACAACAAGCAAGATATGGGTTGATGTCGGTATCATAGAAGATGAGAAAGCAGCAATTAACGATGCAACCCATAAAACAGAAACTATCATTGAAGGGAATGAACAAGGAGATGAAGTCCGGCGGATTCATCAGTATAAATTACGTCTTGATCCTTCAAGTGATATGGTTCGACTTGGATTCACTGAAGAAGAAGTTCGGCAAGCCCTTTTGCAAGGCAATAAAAAGTCTTCAAAAAGTCATTAAGAGAAAAAATAACGGCTTAAAAAGTAGAAAAATCCTAGATTTTAAGCCGTTATTTTTATAAAAACTATTGACAATACCACTCAACGGGTGGTATAATAAAAGCATAGAAAGGAGGTGAGAGCGTGGAAGATATAATAAGCCTTGTAACAGCGATGATAAACCTCACGACGGCGATCATCCTGTACAAGGCTGCTAAAAGGAAGTAAGAACTTCCGAGAGGGCTTGAAGCCCTCTCCCCCGCGAGGGGGATTACTTCCATTATATCTGCCATGCGAATAAAATGCAAGAGATTACAATGGTTATCTCAGTCGTGGCTCTTGTCATCGCAGTAGCGGCTTGTTACAAAGCCGCCCGTCGGTGACAGGGGGAAGAAGGAGGGGCGTATGAGTGCTCGCATAAAGGAAGCTCGGCAGGCGGCGGGCTTGACGCAGAAAAGAATGTCTGATCTTCTTTTGATTCCTCTGCGTACCATCGAAAACTGGGAATCAGGCAGGCGTAACCCGCCCCTCTGGGCAGAGAACCTTATCGTTGAAAAATTGCAGATGATGAGGCAAGAAAAATAA